ACAAGATAAAGGAGCGGGCATGAACTACCACCCACTAAACCAGTCAACCTATGTCAATGGTCAGCCCATCGGAAGCATTGAACTGAAGCTGCTTGTAGCGAAAGCAGAGGGGCACAGCATCGCTGAAAACTGGCGCGGGCCCGTTTATAAGGCGCACTATGTCGATGGGAAAGTTGTCAACCTACCCGAAGGGGAAGAGAAGGTTTATTACTACTACAACGGTGGTTTTTTGATACCGTGTTTTGACGCATACCGCACTGCGATGCAGTACTACTTGGAGAAGAAAGCATGAAGACTGAAGAAGACGAAGCGTTTGACGAACTTGCACGCAAGCAGGGTGCGTGGGGCGGTGGCTTTCAAGCCAAGCGTGCGGCGGCTGCGGACAAGTTGCGGGAGCCTGAGCGTGAAGCATTGAAGCTGCTAGAGGACGCAACCCGTAGCTGCAACAACATCGACGAGCAACGCGCCCTTGATGCCCTTATGCGAGGAGTACAGCCAGCGCAGGAGCCTGTGGCGCGTGTGTCTGGAACATATGGCGGTAGGTTTACATACGACCCCATAAATCCCGCAGCAATTTTGCCTATTGGTATGGCGCTTTATGCAGAACCCCTGCCAGCGCAGGAGCCTATTTACAAAATTACTGTATTTGACAACGCCTATCCCAGAGGAATACCACTTGAAGATTGGGTGCAGCCAGCGCAAGAGCCTGTGGCGAGGGAATGTAACTTCTGCGAACGCTGTGGTAAGCGCACAAAGGACATGACCACGATTCACACATGCACACCACCACAGGAGAAGAGCAATGATTGAAGACGACGACGACATCCAAGACTACAAGCGCCCGTGGGTAGGTCTGACGGATGAAGAGACTCAAGCCTATTGGGACTGGGAAGATTGGCAGACAGGGGCGGGTCGTTCAACCATATTTGAAATGGTTAGGGACATTGAAGCCAAATTAAGGAGCAAAAACACATGAACATCGACCCACTACAACACCCCATTACGATACAAGACTGGGACAAAGACGACGCACCTACGGAAGGCATTACCGAATCCTATGCGTGGTATCAAGCCAAAGTCTTGGCCGATGAGATAGACGCAGTGAAATTCAACTTGCAGCGCGTGGTAACTGTGCTGGAGGCAAGACGCGCAGATAACCTACATGTGATTGGTGAGCTGCTGCGTGAGAACGCTGCACTCAAACATAAACTGAAGGAGAAGAATGAAAAAACCGTATGAGCACAAAGCCCCGCTCATCCGCAAACTGCTAAAAGCAAACATAGACGGACTGACAGCGCAGACCATAAGCATGCGTTTGGAAGCGGACGAGCGCTATATCTACAGGGTGCTGAACAAAATGCCCGACGCATACATTGCGGGTTGGACTGAGGGCAGATACGTGGCTGCAAAGTGGTGTGTTGCGTATGTCCCCCCGCACTGCCCGCCGCCACCGAAGAAAACCAAAACATTAAGGAAGTTGCAACATGGAAACACCAACGCTTGAAACCGCTACAAGGGAAGTACTTGTTGCGGAAATTGAAAGGCTCTGGGAGAACGAAGAAATCTCGGAGGAGACTAGCCTCAAACTTGATGAGTGGACGGATGCTTTTTTCAGGGCGCAGGGATTAACGCATTTGATTAGGGTCTACCACAATTACATACACGACTGCCTTGACAACGACGATGAACAGAACCCCTTTATCAAAGAAAGTGAGTAAGAAACTATGAGCGCAGACAACATACAAATAGGTGGCACACACTACAAAGACATGCCGGTGCAGCCGTGGACGGTGATGGAGGCCGTGCTGACGCACGACGAGTTCGTTGGGTTCCTCAAAGGAAATTGCATCAAATACTGCATGCGCCAAGGCAAGAAGCTTGGCAGCGATGACGGGGGCAAGCTGGCCCACTACGTTGACAAACTGAACGAGGTGCTAAATAAATAGACGGGGTTCATAGGCCAACGCCTGCAAGCCTAGTAGTTGCGAACAGGTTTTGGTGGTAGTTCGGCCCCGTCTATTTGAAGATTATCGAACTGCCATTCCGTCACAGCGAAACCGAGGGGGCGCTGAAACTACTTTTCCCCCTCGCCTATTTTTAAGGAACATACATGGCAGCAACACCAGAAAAGTTAGTGAAGAACAAGATCAAAGTGATACTGCAAGACGGTGGCGTGTACTACGCCATGCCGATTGGTTCCGGGTACGGCAACGCTGGAGTCCCGGACTTCCTTGCGTGTGTGAACGGGCGCTTTCTTGCCGTGGAAGCCAAAGCAGGTAAGGGAAAAACCACCGCGCTACAGGACATGCACTTAGAAAAAATAAAGACTGCCGGAGGAGTATCAATGGTAGTCAACGAACTGAACCTAGACCAACTAAAGGAGACCATCAAATGGATGAGCAAGAAATGACATCGTGGGGGGAGAAGATAAGCAACCGAGTTGAAGCATTGCCGCAGGACAGGCGCATGATGCTGGCCAAGTACATGGACATCCTGTCCCGCTGTATGGCAGCAGAGGACGGGTGCAGAGCCGTCATCATCATGGAGACCGAGGACACCATCGCGCTGGGCGCAGTCAACGCAGACATGGGGGAGTCGCTGAGTATGGTGACGTTTGCTTTCGAGCAGATGAACGATGCGGTGATGGAGGGTCGGCCACCCAAGGGGATGATGAATTGAGCGCCCCCTACGACCGGATACTGACCATCGACTTTGAAACCTACTGGGACAGCAAGGAGTACACGCTGTCCAAGATGACAACTGAGGAGTACATACGTGACCCACGCTTCAAGGCTTTTGGAATGGGACTCCATGTATTTGGAAGCAACCGAATTACTCGGTGGATTCGAGGAAACGAGCTACATCACCTCGTACACCAGTTCGACTGGGGACGAACCGCAGTGCTGGCACATAACGCCCAATTCGACGTTGCCATACTCTCTTGGCGGTACGGGGTTGAACCCGCTTTCATCTTCGACACCCTATCAATGGCGCGAGCTTTACGCGGCGTGGAGGTTGGCAATTCCCTCGCCAAACTTGCAAGCGATTTTGGTCTTCCCCCCAAAGGAAGAGCCCTACATTCTACGGATGGACTGGCGACCATTACGCTTGAAGTCGAAAAAGAGTTGGCTGATTACTGCGCGCACGATGTATACCTGTGTGAACAAATCTTCGAACGTCTCATTGCTGGTTACCCTACTTCGGAACTACGCCTTATCGACATGACGCTGAAGATGTACACGAGGCCCATGCTCGTGCTAGACCAGAACATGCTGGCCAAGGAGTTGATTGATGAGCGTGACAACCGCGAAGCCCTGCTCAAGAAGCTCGACATCAGTGAGCTGACGCTTGCATCCAATCCGCAGTTCGCCCAGTTGCTGGAGTCCCTGCATGTAGCCCCGCCCATGAAGAAGAGCAAGACCACCGGCAAGCAGACCTACGCGCTGGCAAAGAACGATGCCATGTTCCAAGCCCTGCTCAACGGAAGCAACGACGATGTGCGCCTGCTGTGTGAGGCAAGGCTGAAGGTGAAGTCCACGACCGAGCGCACCCGTGCGCAACGGTTCCTCGACATTGCGCAGCGCGGCACGCTGCCTGTACCCCTGAGCTACTACGGGGCACTGTCGGGGCGGTGGACGGCATCCAAGGGCAGCGCCATCAACATGCAGAACCTCAAGCGTGGGTCGTTTCTGCGCAAGGCCATCATGGCTCCCGAGGGGCATCAACTTGTGGTGGGCGACCTGTCCCAGATCGAGCCGCGTGTGTTGGCATGGCTGTCGGACTACACCGAGATGCTGGACATCTTCCGAGCCGGAAGTGACCCGTATGCTGCCTTTGGTGCGCAGATGTTTAACATCCCCGGCATGACCAAGGACAGCCACCCTGATTTGCGACAGAGCGCGAAGTCAGCTTTGCTGGGGTGTGGGTACGGGCTAGGATGGGCGTCGTTTGCTAGCCAGCTTTTAGTGGGATTCCTTGGCGCACCCCCAGTGATGTACACAGCAAATTTTGCCCGAGAGCTTGGGGCCAATAAACGATTTGCAGAAGAGTTCTTGCAGTGGAAAAAAACCGAAACCGTGTTGTTAGACATCCCCCATACTTGTTCCTTAGAAGAACTGGTGTACCACGCCATTGCAGCCAAACGCATCATCGACATTTACCGTGGCACGGCGTATCAGGTTGTGTCATTCTGGAACATGTGCAGCGGGCTAATTGATTCTGCGCTTTACGGGGGAGAAGAGCACCAGTACAAGTGTTTGACATTTAAGAAAGAGACCATAGAATTGCCAAACGGAATGGCGCTCAAGTACCCTAATTTGCGTAAGCAGAAGGGGGAAGATGGTAGGAGCCAGTGGGTATACGGCGACAACGCAACGAAGCTGTATGCAGGTAAAGTGACAAACAACGTCACGCAGGCGTTGGCACGCATTGTGATGACGGATGGTATGCTGCGGGTATCAAAGAGATACCCCGTGGTGGGTACGGTGCACGACGAGCTAATTGCCTGCGTGCCCGATGCAGAGGTAGAAGAAGCTAAGACTTGGGTCTTGGCTCAAATGACTATGGAGCCACGGTATTTGCCGGGGATTCCATTGAACGCTGACGGTGGCGCACACCGTAGATACGGGTTAGCTAAAAACTAGGAGAAGCATGAAAACAGACACAAAACTACTACTGCCGCGCCGCATCCGGGTCGGTAACAAACGGTATTCAGTTGAGGTGATTGAAGCGCTGCTGGACAAGCAACATGTCGGACGTATTCAGTACGACGAGCAGCGCATTCAACTCGGTCTGCGCAACGGGCAGACAAACCGCAAACTGCCTGCCTCAGAGATACGTGATTCGTTCTGGCATGAGCTAGTGCATGCAATTCTTCACGACATGGGGCGACACAACCTTAACCGTGATGAATCGTTTGTCATTGCGTTTGCCAGCCGACTATCTAAAGCAGTCGACTCAGCGAGGTTCTAATGGTCAACGTCACATGGTCGCACTCAGGCTTGAAAGCCTACGAGCAGTGCCCCCGCCAGTATCACGAAGTAACGGTGCTCAAGAGTTTCCCCAAGTCCGACACAGTGGCAACGCTGTACGGCAAGGAGCTGCACACCGCTGCGGAGAAGTATGTACGGGATGGGGAACCACTGCCAAAGCAGTTTGAGTTTATGCAGGCAACGCTTGATGCGTTGATTGCCAAGCCCGGACGCAAGCTGTGCGAACATGAGATGGCGCTGACCAAGGACTTGAAACCCTGCGACTTCAACGACCCTAACCGATGGGTGCGCGGGATTGCCGACCTCATCATCATTGACGATGAGAACCTAACGGCAAAAGTAATAGATTACAAATCCGGCAACAACCGCTATCCCGATCGGGAACAATTGAAGTTGATGGCCTTGATGATATTTGCCCACTACCCACACATCCGCAAGGTGAGTGGGGCGCTTTTGTTTGTGGTCAAGAACGATATGGTGCGCCAAGACATGACCATCGACAAGGCCGAGTCCGAGTGGTGGAGCTATCGACAGCGCGTAGCTCGTATCGAGCAAGCACACGAGACAGGCGTGTGGAACCCCAAGCCAACCCCACTATGCGGTTGGTGTCCTGTAGTGAAGTGTCTACATAACCCCAAGCATTGAAAGGACGTACCGTGGCAACCCGCGACTACAAGAAGGAATACAAGCAAGATCTCAAGACCGGCAAGTCCGGCCCTGACTCAGACCAACACGAGCGCCAACGCGCACGGCGTGCGTACGATGCCAAAGGCGTTGACCGCGCAGGCAAGGACATCGACCACATCAAGCCGCTGCGCAAGGGCGGCAAGTCCACACCGGGCAATCTGCGGTTGCGAAGCAAGTCAGCCAATCAAGGCGACAACAAATAACTACATGAGAAGCAAATGGAAATCATCGACGACAGAGCACTGCTGCTAAAAACTCGCAACCCACACAAATACTCCATCATCCCAAAGCACAAGGTCGTCAGCGAAAGCAACGGCACGTACGAGGTGTTGGTGCACTGGGGCATTGAGGAGACGCAGGTACTGCGTAATCTAGGTGTTAAAGATGTGCCATCGCCCATCACACGGCGATACAACTGGCCCGGTAAATACAAGCCAATGGCGCACCAGATACAGACCTCGGACTTCCTGACGCTGCACCGCAAGGCGTTTGTGTTCAGCGAACCCGGCACAGGCAAGACGCTGAGCGCTTTGTGGGCCGCAGACTACC